AGCACCTGGCCTTATGATCATCGAGTGGTGAGAACATGACAAAACAAGTGCTTTATTGCCGTACAACCGGCTTGGTCATTGAATGGCAAGACACCGAACTGTTTGCTTATGCTGCCCCCTCGGCCGCTAATGGCGTTCTACAGGTCACTGCTGAGCAATGGGTTCAGAAAGAGTTACCGCACCTTGTGTTTAATGGTGAGCTGGCAAAAGTCGAAACGCCGCAACCCTCACCAGCCCATTGCTGGGATGGTACTCAGTGGGTGCTGAGCCTTGCAGATACGGCGGAATCGGAGAGTCTGAACGCGGAGCAGCTTTGTGCCCGGGTGGACGCGGCGGCAGACAGCGCTCGCCAAGTCATTGCCGGCGACCCACTTCTCACCCTGGAGTATGCAAGAGCTGCGACGGATGCGCAGGTATTCAAGGATGAGGGTTACCCCAAAAAAGCTATACCGCTAGCTGTGTCCGCATGGGTGATCAAAGGTCGAACAGCCAAACAGGCTGCCGACGGGATTCTCGAAAAAGCCGCCCAACTCAACGAACACTTTCTGACGGTGCGTACCCTTCGATTGAAGGCCAAAGAGAAAATCAAGGTTTATGCCGCCAAAGGCAAGATGGACTTGGCCAAGCACGCCAGTGATGAGGCGGTTATAGCCATTGGTAAATTAGTCATAAAGCCGGAAGTTTAGTCGAGAGTGATTCGATTTTTCCGCTTATGCATTGAGACCGATTCAACACGACTGCCAGCAACGCCTGCGCCCACTCACCCGTGGGCTTTTTTTTGTTCACTACGACCTGGGGTACCGCTGTAACAACTGCAGCGTGGAGTCCGGTCATTTGTTATTCCAGGTAGAGGATAAAAGTATGGATTATCCAAAAAGCGTCCCTAGCGTGGGATTGGTGAATGGTCAGTTTGTCGATGAAAACCCCGTCGCCGGAACGCCGGGATCGCTGATTCCGGCTGTGTGGGGCAACAGTGTCACGCAAGAGGTTCTGGGCGTGATTACCGGGGGCGGTCTGGCGCCCTCCGAAGCGGACAACAATCAACTGCTCAAAGCTATCCTGGCGATCATTGGCAAGACCAATCCGATGTATTCGGTGATCACGCGGCTAGCGGCATCAAAAGTTCTGAGCGTCGAAGAACTTGGCCTCGTACTGATTGATGCCAGTTCAGGTGCCGCCACCGTCAGCCTGCCGCCAGCCAATGTCGCGTTGGGTATTCGTGATGTCATCGTTCGACGTGTTGATAACAGCGGCAATCGCCTCGTTATTCAGGCTGTCGGCACTGACCGAATCCGATTTCATACGCATCTATCGGCAGGCGGTTATCCGTTTCTGGTGTTGATGGGCAGTGGGGACTGGTGGCATCTGCGCAGCGATGGTGCCGGCAGTTGGTGGCCGGTCGGGCGATTCGATAACACTCCGTTGGGGCGTCCGTTCTTTGATACGACCACTCTGCTGAGCCCGGGTGGCTATGGGGCGCTCAATGGCACGGTAATGAAACGTGCCGAGTGGCCCTGGCTTTGGGATCACGCACAGCAGTCAGGAATGCTCGGCACTGAGGCTACTCGGGCAGGTAATGAAGGCAAGTGGACCTCCGGTGATGGTGCGCTGACTTTTCGTGGCCCTGAAGGACGAGGGGAGTTTTTGAGGGTTTTGGACGAAGGGCGTTCAGTGGACGCCGGACGGGTAATGGGTACCTTCCAACATGGCACCATTCATTCCTACGCATTGGGCGCTAATGGTGCTGGTGCGGTGGGCTCGCGATGGTCCGATAGCCTTACTGCATTTGGCGCCGATACCCGTGAGGAATCTCAATATGTATCGGGGCTGAGCAATGGCGGTCCCATTTTTCCCGCAGGAACCAGTTTCCAGATGGACGCAGCCAGTACCTTGCTCCACTCCTTCAAATCCCGACCGCGCAACATCGCCTATCCCGGTCGTATAAAGCTTATCTGAGGTGTCCATGTTTTATTATCTATTAGATAACTCTGGCGCCTTGTCAGGGCCCGTAGAGTTTCCCGTCACTCCGGGTGTCGGTATTCAACTACCCAGTAATGCCGTTGAACTTTCATTCGAACTCCCGCCTGCGGAAAGCGGCCGTACCTGGGCATTGGTGAACAATGTTCCCCGGGAAGTGATTGATCGTCGCGGTTTGGTTTATCGCAAGGATGGCGGGGCCCAACAGGTCTGGAGTGAACTCGGAGAGTTGCCGGAAGTTTTTACAGTCGAACCATGGCCGGGTGACTACTACGTCTGGAATGACGATGGCTGGAAACTTGACGATGTGGCTCGCCTGTTCGACATCAAAGTTCAGATCCTGGCCAAGCGCGACACACTTCTTCGTGAGGCCGTTTTGCGTATAGCGCCACTTCAATATGCCGAGGATATTGGTGATGCCTCTCACGATGAACAGTTGGCCCTGATGGAGTGGAAGCTCTACAGCGTTGAGCTGAGTCGCATTGAGCAACAAGCGAGTTTTCCAACCGAAATCGTTTGGCCTCGCGCTCCTGGTTCCATCGAGGAATAGTCAATGTTCTATTAGACCTACAGCGAGAGAAGAGAAAGTGGATTATCCAACAAGTATTCCCAGTGTTGGCTTGGTCAACGGCTGGTTTGTCGATGAAAACCCCATTGTCGGGACACCGGGATCGCTGATTCCAGCGGCCTGGGGCAATGGGGTGACGCAAGAGATTCTGAACGTCATCAAGGCCGCTGGGCTGACACCTGACGAAGCCAAAAATGACCAGTTGGCGCTGGCGATCGGCGCATTGGTCGATTTCACCAAAATGAACAACACCCCTACCACATTGAGTGGTTACGGCATCACCGATGCTGTAGGCCGATTGTTGGCGGTCAAGCAGTTCGACACGGTCGGGATCACGGTTTACCGGCCCAATCCCAAGGCCAAACGGATTCGCGTGCGGTTGGTGGGCGCCGGTGGTTCCGGGGCTGGTTGCCCGCCCGTCGCGGCGACTTATCAAAGTCTGGGCGGCGGCGGTGGTTCGGGTGCCTATGCAGAAAGTCTGTATGACGTGAGCGCGGAAATGCTGGCCGGGGTGCCTATTACATTGGGAGCAGGAGGTGCCGCGCGCAACGGGGCGGGTGCTGCGGGAGGCGGTGCTTCCTTTGGGACCTACATGAGCGCTGCGGGAGGTTTCGGCGGACAAATCTTGACGTTCGTGGCGACCACGTCCGGGTTTGTTCAGGGAGGCATGGGAGGGCTGATTGTAACAGGAGGCAATCTTGCCAACGCTCGAGGCATTCACGGCGGCTATGCGATGAGCAATTCCAATTGGGGACTTCTATCTGGAACCGGAGGTGCCAGTCAATTTGACGGTGGCGGCCCTTTCACGGGGGTAAACGGCAATGGTAATCCCGGCGCGCGAGGTTCGGGAGGCAGTGGCAGTTGTTCGACCAATGCTTCGGCTTCATGCCTGAGCGGGCCTGGCGGCAACGCCTTTTGCGAAATCTGGGAGTACGAATAATGGCTGTTTATGCACGCCTGGACGAAGGGGTTGTCGCTGAACTGATCGACACTGGCAACTACGCGATCACTGAATTGTTTGCCCCTGGGTTTCTGACCTCAATGATGCTTATCCCTGAGGGGGCTGAAGTTGAAGTGGGAGAGCGGTTGAGCCCAATAGAACCGAGTGTCGCGCCGCCCATGGTGTCGAACACTCACTTTGATTCAACGCTGACGGCCGATATGTCGGATGACGATCCGGTTATGCAAGAGCGCTTGTGGCGCAGTTCCAGCCTCTCAGCCAACCAATGGCTTGTAGCACGTCATCGCGATGAGCAAGACCTTGGTCGAGTGACGACACTAACTGCAATGCAGTATTTGGAGTTGCTGGAGTACCGCCAGATGTTGCGCGAGTGGCCGGAATCGAGCCAATTTCCGCAAACGCCTGCCAGGCCCGCGGCTCCCCATTGGCTTGCCGATTCACTGGAGTCGCATTGAATAAGTCACAGCCACTTATAGACAGGTTCAGCGTCCGCCCCAAGCGGACGTTTCTATTTGTGGGCCGAATTGCTGTCGTACCGCCTCATAGGTTGGTGGCGGATATCATGGATCAGGAGCTAATCAGTGGATTACCCAAGAAGCGTACCCAGCGCCGGATTGGTTGATGGGAAGTTTGTCGATGAAAACCCTGTGACGGGGGCGCCTGGATCTTTGATTCCGGCGAGTTGGGGTAATGGCATTACCCAGGAAGTAGTAAGTGTTATCCAGGCCGCTGGAATATCCCCTACGGAGGGGCTAAATAATCAACTTCTTGCGGCATTGCGCAGCAGTGGTCTGTTTGTCACTGCCCCGCAATTCGATAATGACAATAGTGTCGCAACGACTGCATTTGTTACCCGTAACGGTCTGCAATTCTCTGGCTTCATATCCTATGCTGACAGTGCGGTACTGACAGTGTCCAACATTGGCGGTGTCAGCAGTTTCACCAGCAATACGCCGATTACAGCAATGTTACCTGTCACCGCCGGTATCGCCCATGCCTCTACGATGAACATCATCAATGCCGGGGCTGGCGCGTTGACGGTCTCGGCAGCGCCAGGCCCGGACACCATCAAAACTTCGAACGGTGTAATAGGTTCCATTGTTCTCGGGATGGGGGAAACCGCTGAGTTTCTCAAACTGGAGAATCAATGGCGGTTGGTTGGCGGCACCGTCAGTTTGAAATATGCCTCGTTGTTCTCCGGCATGAACGGCAACCCCGGTTACCAGAAGTACTCCAGCGGCAATATTGATCAATGGGGTTACGGTACGACGGATGCTAACGGAGAGGTTTTTGTCACCTTTCCGATTTCGTTTCCTACCGCTTTTGTTTCTGTCGTTGCCACTCATGTTGGCGGTGACGGGGCGATGGTCATCATGTTGGCCGGTACTGCCACGAAACAGGGCTGCCGATTGAAGGTTCGGGACATGGGCGGTTCTGTAAGGGCCGGGTGGGGTGTTACCTATTTTGCCAAGGGGTATTGAATGAACGAGTTCAATGTTTTGTTTAGCGCAAGTACCTATGGTGTGTATGTACCCGGGATCAATACATCGGATATTCCTTCCGATGTCATAGAGATCCCTCAGACGTACTGGATGTCACTACTTCAAGAACTGGCCGTCACCGCGAAGATGATTTCTGTTCGTGCCGATAACGGGTATCCCGTTCTTGTCGATACACCACCCCTTACACCGGAAGAAGCCGCGAACGCCGAGCGTTTCTGGCGTGATGCACAGCTATCGGCCACAGACAGCATGGTTGCTCGCGACAGAGATGAACTGGAGGATGGTGGCGGTACTACTTTGACCACCGATCAATACGCCCAACTGCAGGCTTATCGTCGTGCACTGCGAGACTGGCCACAAGGATCTTTCTTCCCGTTTACCGAACATCGACCCAGTGCGCCGCTGTGGTTGGCTGAGCAGCTTTAACGCCTTTTCCGCCTGCCCTTTCGGGGTAATTATGATCGTTACGCAACAACTACAAAACATCATGCCCAACGCCCGCTCCCAAGCGGGCGTTTTCATTTCCGCCCTAAACACCGCCATGTCTCACCGCAACATCAACACCCCCAAACGCATCGCCGCCTTCCTCGCGCAAGTCGGTCACGAGTCGGGGCAATTACAGTACGTACGTGAACTGGGCAGCCCTCAATACCTGAGCAAATACGACACCGGCACGCTAGCCATTCGCTTGGGCAACACCCCGGAACCCGACGGTGACGGTCAAAAGTACCGTGGCCGTGGTCTGATCCAGATCACCGGGCGCAACAACTACCGCCAATGCAGTCTCGGCCTATTTGGCGATGAACGTCTGTTAGCTCTGCCTGAAATGCTGGAGCAGCCTCAGTGGGCGGCCGAATCAGCCGCGTGGTTCTGGGAACAGAATGGCCTGAATGAATTGGCCGATCGCGACCAGTTCAACAGCATCACCCGCCGTATCAACGGCGGGCTGAACGGATTGCAGGATCGTCTGGAACTCTGGGCGAGGGCGAGGGCGGTGCTATGTCAGTCTTCGGCCTGATCTCTTGGCGACTGATCGGTCTGCTGGTGCTGGCCGGCTGTTCTGCGGCACTGGCCTGGCAGTTTCAGGATTGGCGCTACGGCCGGCAACTGGCGGAACAGGCCAGTCTGCACGCCGAGACGCTGAATCAATTGACCCTGGCGGCCGCCACGCAGCAACAGGCCAACCAGGACAAGCGTCTGGCCCTGGAGCAACGACTTTCGGCCAGTGAACAAACCCATTATCGAGCGCTTAGCGATGCCGAACGTGATCAAGGTCGCCTGCGCGATCTTCTTGCCACTGCTGATGTGCGCTTGTCAGTCCTCCTCGATGCCCATGACGCTGCCTCAACCTGTGCAGTGCCAGCCGCCTCCCGCACCGGCGGCGTGGATCATGGTGCCCCGCGAGCCCGACTTGACCCGGCGTATGCTCAACGAATTATCGCCATCACCGACACAGGCGACCGCGGACTGATTGCCTTGCAGGCATGTCAGGCCTATGTCAGAGCCCTCGCTCGCTAACATTTTGATCGATCCTGAACCTTGCAAGCGTGATCGGCTCGTGTACGGTAGGCCTCATTCCGCTCGATCAGGAGAGAGTCGTGAAAGATATCACTCAGCTGGCCGCTGAACTTGGCAGACGCTTGCAGGTTCTCAATGCCCACGTCACCACGGCCGAATCCTGCACCGGTGGCGGGATTGCCGAGGCGATCACCCGTATTCCGGGGAGTTCGGCGTGGTTTGAGGCCGGTTATGTCACTTACTCCAACCGCCAGAAAACCCAGCAGCTGGATGTCCCGGCCGAGTTGTTTCCAACCGTCGGGGCGGTCAGTCGCGAGGTGGTAGAGGCCATGGTCCGCGGCGCGCAGGAAAAAAGCCGGGCGCGTTTTGCCGTGGCGGTCAGCGGTGTGGCGGGGCCGGACGGCGGTTCGCCGAGCAAGCCCGTGGGCACGGTGTGGCTGGCCTGGGGCATTGGCGATCAGGTGTTCAGCGAGGTCCAGTACTTTCCTGGTAACCGTGACGAGGTCCGCCGACAAACGGTGAAGGCCGCGCTAG